TTATATTTTCCAATTGATAACAATGTCCTCAGCTGTTACCTGAACCTTGTTTATAAGCCCTCTAACAAGTACCTTTTGACCTTCGTAGTCCATTGAAAAAATTTTCTCAGCGTTTAGCAGCTTCCTCATATCAGCCTTTCTTTTGTTCTTCCTGAGCGCTGGATCGTTTTCTAGTTCAGTTTCAAGAGTCCCCCTCATGCTTATAAATTCGGCTGACTTGCTCTGTAATTCTTCAAGGGTAATGCGGTCATCTATGTATAAATCGTTAAGTCTGCTCAGTTTCTTTGATAGCTCCTCTATTTGTTTCTTATAGCTCTCACGGTCTATGGTCTCAGCATTGTCTCCTGAAAATATTTTGTCCAGATAACCAGCGTTATCTTGTAACTTGCTGATTTCTGTCAGTACATAAGCCTCTAGCTTGTCTTTGTAGTAAAATCCTGAGTCACACTTTTTATTGTCGTTGTAGGTAGTAACGCCTCTCAGCGTTCGTGGGTGCCTTTGATGGCATTCATATTTTTTTAACCTGCTTCCATCTTTCCTCTTTACGCCTAACATAATTTTTAAAGGAGCACCACAATATCCACATTGGGCGATACCGGATAGAATGTACTTAGCTTGGAATGGTCTAGGATTGACATTCTCTGCTGCTGTCCTTTGTCTGATTTTTAGCTCAGATTGAGTCTTATCGTATTCCTCTTTTGAAATAATCGACTCATGATTACCTGGATAAATTTCTCCCTTATACTGATTGAAACCGCAATAGACAGGGTTATCGAGTATGGTTCTGACCGCCCGATAGCTCCAAGGCACATGCTTTGGGTATTTCTCATTTAGATCATCTCTCAACTTAGTAATAGATCTCCCTCTCAGGTAACTCTCAAAGATAAACTTAATGGTCAGAGCCTGAGCTGGATTGATAGTGATAGTTCCTGTCTCTCTGTGGTAGTCGTATCCATAGGATGTTTTAGCCCACATCATGGATTTTCCAGCCTTGGCACGACCTATTTTCCCAAGTTGCATGCGTTCCTTGATTTGCTCCCTTTCTAGCTGAGCAAAGACGCTCAAGAGTCCAATCATAGCCTTACCAAAAGGAGTAGAGGTGTCAAAGTTCTCCTGCAAGCTCAGAAATTCAATCCCATTCTTGATGAATACATCCTCAATCAAGTGAAGCGTGTCTTTTTGACTACGGCTAAGACGGTCCAGCTTATAGACTAGAACTGTGTCAAATTTTCTTTTTTTAGCGTCTTTGATAAGACTTTCTAGCGCTGGTCTGTCAGTATTGGATCCTGAGAAACCTCCATCAGTATATACTTTGTATACATTCCAGTCTTTAATGTCGCAGTAGCTAGAGAGCTTGTCTTTTTGCTCATCTATAGAGTATCCCTCCTCAACCTGGTTTGTCGTCGATACCCTGACATATATAGCCACTTTATTCATTGTTTTCATTGAATTTGTACCCCTTTTTTGATAAAATAGGTACAAGAAAAGACATCATGCGAGGTTATCTCCATGAAAATCCTTTCTTGCTCATAGCCTCACGCTCAGACTCGCCAAAGTTTGAGAGCGTGGGGCTTTTTTGTTTGTTATATATTATCATCTACTCTGTCTTGTAAGATGATCAATTTTTCTTTCAGGTCATTTACTCTTGCTAAATTACTATTCATTTCATTGATGTAGTAATTGATTTCATTGTGAATTTCTAAAGCGCTCGTTGGTGCATTTAGGGAGTTGAAATAATTAACTAATTCTTTGCAAAATTTAGCGTACTCACTGTGATACCTTATTTGCACTTGGTACATCATTAAATCAAATTTATTTTTGTCCCATGTTGGGAAATCGATATCAAGATTTATAGGGTATCCTTTAGCTGAGTGTATCTCCCATAGCGACGAATATTTATCAGCAATACCCCTCCCTTCATCAGTCAAAAGTGTTTTGCCGTCATCATCATAAAGCAATGAGTTGTCTTTGAATTTTCTTGTTATTTTTTCAGCATTTAGATTGTAATCATGAAAAAAATATTTAGGGATTGATATAGTTGATTTTCTTCCACTCTTTGTTTTCCCCCACCAAACCAAGAGTAGTAACTCTCTAAGAGGATAACCCTCTGGAGTTATAAAGTTATCGTTGTATTTTGGAAAATCAAAGCCTCTTCCATATATTTCAAATATATTAGGTCTTGAGTTTAGTATTTTGAAATACTTAGGCCGATAGTAGTTAAATTCTTTAGACGGAGAAACAGTAACGGAAATTTGTTGCGGTTCTTTCTGTTTTTTACTTCCAAATAAAAAATTAAATATTCCCATATTAAAATCCTCTCTAATGTGATTCAGTTATTGCACATATTTTTAAACCTTATAAATATCTACGACTTCCCCAATAGTTCGGATGTCGTCGTCTTCTGTTAGATGGATTTCTTCATAGCTATTATTTAGACTTTGTAAGTACCAGCGTCCATCAAAATCACGCTTTAATTTTTTAACAAAGTTTTTGCCATTTACCTGGAAGATACCGATTGAATTGATATCAATTTGACTAGTGACCTTGATAAAGAGCAGGTCATTATCTTCGATAAGTGGTTCCATTGAGTCACCAGCTACTTTAGCAATAGTGTCATACTCGTTAGGAACATCATTGGCTCTCAGTCTTACCTCCATGTGGAGATTGTCTTCTTGGAAAGTCCCATGTCCAGCAGCTACCAAGCCCTCTACATAATCAGTAATGTAATCTTCGTCCTCTTGAGGCTTATCAAACATAGAAATAATATTAGAGTTCTCTTGCTCTTCAAGTTGCTCCTTAGCATAATTAAGGACTTTCTCCTGCCTTGGTTCTTCTAGTTTGTTGTAGATCGGCAAGATTTTAGCCTCATTGCCGTTGAAATAATCTAAAGGTACGTCGAAATAATCAGCAAGGACTCTGACCGATGAAAGCCTTGGCTCTTCTTTGTCATTTTCCCATTTAGAAATTTTCCCTTTATTAAAGTTCATAGTATCAGGATACCTATTATTTAAGTTATTAGCTAACTCATCAAGAGTTAAGTTATGTTTCTTTCTAAGTTCTCTGATTTTGTTTCCAATCATTTTTCCACTTCCTCATTTCTTAATAATTATTATACTATAAAAGTTTCGTTTTCGCAAATATTTTTTAAAAAAAATAAAAAAGTTGTTGACAACGAAACAAAGTTGGTATATACTAGAACCATAAAACAAAGTTGCGAAAACGACAACTTGGAAAGGAGAGGCCTATGAGCGGTGTAATGGTGCTAGATAAGCCGTATCTAAATTTAAAAAGCATTATTGTTTCAAAAGGAATGAAACAAAAAGAAATTGCTGAACAGTTGGATATGGACAAGTCAACTTTTAACATGAAAGTCAATCGTTACCGTGGACGTGATTTCACATTTTCGGAAGCTAGCAAACTTTCAAAACTACTAGACATCAGAATGGAGGATTTCTAGTATTTTTTTAGAAAAAAAGTTGCGAAAACAACAACACAAGAAAGGAGTAACCATGAACGAACTCATCAACGTAACCCTGAATGACAATCAGGAGCCAGTAGTGTCAGGAAGACAACTACATGAGGCGCTGGGTGTTAATTCAAGATATACAACATGGTTTGACCGTATGAAGGAATACGGATTTACAGAAGGTCAGGACTTTCTCCCAAATTTGGGAAAAAGTACAGGAGGGCGACAAGCTACTGACCACATCATCAAGCTAGACATGGCCAAAGAAATTGCTATGATCCAGCGAACGGAGCGAGGCAAGCAAGTTCGACAATACTTTATCCAAGTAGAAAAAGACTTTAATAGCCCTGAAAAAATCATGGCAAGAGCTTTACTCATGGCTGATCAGAAAGTCCACAAGCTAGAGGCTCAGATTGAGGCTGACCGTCCTAAGGTGCTATTTGCAGACGCAGTAAGTGCAAGCCATACATCTATCTTGGTTGGCGAACTTGCCAAGCTCATTAGCCAAAACGGCTACAAAATCGGTGCCAATCGCCTCTTTTCTTGGATGCGCGAAAATGGCTACCTGATTAAGCGCAAAGGCTCAGATTGGAACGTGCCAACCCAACGTAGCATGGACTTGAAACTCTTTGAAATCATGGAAACAAACGTGCAACACGCAGATGGACATATCACTGTGAACAAGACACCAAAGGGCACAGGCAAAGGACAACAGTATTTTATCAATAAGTTCCTTAATCAGGAATACTTGACAGGATAAAAACAAAAGCCCCTCTGGAACGGCAATTCCATTGAGGGACTAAGCAAAATACTTTACGAGGTAATTATATCATGAAAACAGTAAAAAAGGAATGGGAGCCACGGATTGTAAACATCATGGCAGATGGTTCTCAAGTTGATGATTTGACAGGCTATGTCATCCCTGCTGGTCATTCGTACTATGACATCATTTTAGGAATGCACAAGCGAGAGTTACAGAAAGGGGCTTAAATATGAGGTATGCAGTATATAATCAGGAATACCAACGAGAACTACACTCAGATGAACAACCACTCAGCTCAAAACTCAGAACTGAGCTTGCAAGCTAAAGGGTTGCTATTGGTACTGATGTCTAATAAGGATACATGGCGCCCTTACATTGATGAGCTTTCAAAACGCTCTAGGAATGGGCGTGACGCTCACAGGGCAGCTTTTGACGAGCTGAAAGAGGCTGGCTATATCCGTATCTATCGCAAGAGCTTTGGTCGTGGCAAAGGTATCCAGAATTTTCCTTTAGTTCAAGATGTACCAATTTCAGATAGTTATTGGGAGTATTGGGTAAGCAATCTTGAAAAAGAGTTATCCACAGAATAGTAGAAGGGTTCATTTACAACTTACTGACTTTACAAAGTTGAAAAGTTCAAAAGTTGAATTTTACAAAGTTGAAAAGTTCAAAAGTTGAAAAATCCGACACTAATAATAACTAATAAATAACAAGTACTAACTATACAATAATCTAAGCCTAACGGCACTAACTTAGTAATAAATACTAACTTAGAACAAACTTCTACTTCTCTAAATAAATAAAAGAGAGGGTAGAAAAAATAAATACAAAGGAGGTGAGGAAATGAGACCAAGACGATATCCGTATAGTGGGAAAAGAAAAAAGCCTATCGGACAATCGATAGACTTAGTAGCGAGACTTTTTAGACTTGAATCGCAAGTCATTAGTTTAGCTAATCATGAAATGTTTAAAATGCCATCTTCACGTTCTTCAACTGTATAACCAGCACTTATGCATTCTGCAATAATTTCGTCTTTAGGGATAGCATAAAGTGCAGGGTCTACGCAACAAACTTTGAACGATGGATCACTTAGAATATCCTGGATAAAACGATCTAAATCATCCCAGTTGTAGTTAGGATAATTCTTTTGAGGTCTAGGTTGTAAACGAGACATATAGTTTTCCTCCTTTCTATTGGAATTTTGACTAAAACGGTGAGAGGTCCTAGTCAAGAGTATTATAGCAATTTAGGAGGATATTACATCAGTCTTGAGGCTGATATAGGAGGTTGAATGGAAGATAAAATTATCGAACTTGCTGACTACTTCATCAGCGAATCTACAACGTACAGAGAAGCTAAAATAGCGTGTGAGAAGCTATTGAAACAAGTCAGCCATGAGATAGAACTCAGGGCAATGGAAAGTAAGACAGTCTAGAAGACAACAAAAAGCACCTGACGGCAATCAGGCGCATACTAAAAAACTTTACAAGAGGATTATAACATGAATATGAACTTAAATACAAATGAAATTTTAACAACTACTGAATATGATATGTTTCGCAAAATTAGTAATAGAAAAATAACTGAAAATCCTAAATTGGAAGAGGAGCTACTTTCTGAGGGACAACGTCAGCCGATTTTGGTAAATGAAAAAATGGAAGTTATCGACGGGCAACATCGTCTTTATTACTTGAGAAAACATAGAAAACCAGTGCGCTACATAATTGATCCGACCGCTAATTTCAAGACAGTAATTTCGATGAATACATCAGCTGTCAACTGGGCATTACAAGATTATGTGTATTCGTTCGCTTTAGAGGGAGATCCTGAATTTGTTAAATTAGCTAAATTTTTAGACGAGAACGAATTGCTTAGTGACAAGATGGTAATCGTAGCTGGTTCAGGAAGACGTGATGGTACGGCAGCACACGTAGTCAAAAAATTAAAAAAAGGCGATTATGTATTTTCAAACGAAAAACAGTTAAGAGAATTTTGTAAGTTCTACGAACGCGTTTTAAACGAAACAAAACTGCCTAACAAACCATTTTTACAATCTGTTTTATGGACTTTGTATACAACATCAGTTTTTGATGAAAACAGAATGTTGACACAATTGAAGAAATCAGATTTGACATCAGAAGATATCGAAGGATTTGCAAAGAAAAAATTGCTATTAACTTTTTTAGAGCTATACAACGGAAGATGGAGTGACGATCATCCTTCTTTAATTCAATACTTTATCAACAGAAAAGGGTCGTTAACAATTCCTAGTTTGCCTAAACAAGATGAAGATAATTAAAAAAGTAGGAAGATAAAATGAAAGTCACAGTATATGTTTACGGCCGAAAATTAGAACCAGATGAACCAATTATCATCCCAGAAAATCATCGTTTTTATGACATTTGGAACGGAATTGTAAATGAAATGCTCGACAACGAGGAGGATGTAGCTTAATGAAACTACTTACTAAATTAAAACTCAGACTCGAAGGAGTTCTTAAATCAGTCAACCTTGACTGGAGAGAGGTAGCAGTCGAACTTATGAACGACCTATTTGAGGAGCGCAAGCGTCGCTTTGCTTTCGAGCAAGAAAACTATGACTTGAAGCAACAATTGGCAATCTACAAAGAAAAAGAACAAGGAGAACAATATGTTTAAAGCACTAAAAACAATCAAAAAAATCAAACAACTTCAGAAAGAAATGCACGACGCAAGCGTAGCATTCCTACTTATGCAAGACCTCGGTTTGGTTCCTGATAGCGAAAAAGGAAGAACCATAGCTAAATCGTTTTATGATGTAAGCCACATGCTCAAGGACGTCCTGGGCGGCAAGTCGGTAGATGAAGCCATGAAACGTCTAAATAGCGAAGTGAAAATTGAAGATGTGGAGCAGGAAGATGACTAGAATTGAACTTGAAAACCGTGTATGGCTTTTGGCTAATCATGAAGAAAAAAACGAATTGCTGGATCTTGGGCTAACATCCAAGGCTAGATATGTGAAGCGAGTTCTGGAACTAGGAAAGGTGTATGCTCATGTTTGATTACGACAGAGACATAATGCAACCGCCTGAAGAACGAGAAGAACGTGACCCAGCTGATTGGATTTTCAGCGCTGGTCAATGGATCTATGTAGGAGATTGTTAGCCTATGAATAGAGAGCATTTAGAGCGTGAAAATTGGAATTTGAAGAAGACGAAAGGTAGAAAGAAATGAAAAAACGATTATATTACAAAAAATGGAAACAAGAACTTAGAGAGGCAATGAGAGAAGAAATTGATGGCGATTATCTAACCGAGAAAATGGTTAGAAAAATGAGTATTAGCGATATGTCACACTATTTGAACCAATTAGCATTAGAAGAAGCTGGATACTGTGGGACAATGTTTAATTACTAAAAGAAAAAGGAGAGAAAATGACTAATAATCAATTAGCAACACAGACAAAACGTAACATCACTACTGACCCAAGTTTATTGACCGGGGCAGACATCAAAAAGTATTTTGACCCACAAAACCTACTGACTGAAAAACAAGTAGGTCAGGCGCTAGCCTTGTGTAAAGGTCGCAATCTTAACCCATTTGCTAACGAGGTCTACATTGTAGCTTACACAAACCGTAATGGGGGTAAAGAGTTTAGCTTGATTGTCTCTAAAGAGGCTTTCTTGAAACGTGCCGCCCAATGTAAAGACTATGAAGGCTTTGAGGCTGGAGTAGTGGTAGTAGACAGTGAGGGTGTTATGCACGAACGCAAAGGGGCAATCATGCTCCCAGAAGATACACTGATAGGCGGATGGGCTAGAGTGCACCGCAAAAATTTCAAGGTACCTGTGGAAATTGTTGTCAGTCGTGAGGAATATGACAAGAAACAAAGTACATGGAACACCATGCCAGCTACCATGATCAGGAAAGTGGCTCTAGTAAATGCTCTTAGAGAGGCTTTCCCTGAGGACTTGGGGAACATGTACACAGAGGACGACGGTGGAGAGACATTTGACCGTATCAAAGACGTCACACCTCAAGAGAGCCGTGAGGATGTCGTAGCACGCAAGATGGCTGAAATTGAGCAATTCAACAAAGAGCAAGAGACAAATCATGCAGATCCCGAACCTGCTCAAACTGAGGAAACAATCCAGGGCGAATTGCTAGACGGTGAACTTGAATATTAGGAGGACAACATGCAAGAATTACAGGTTATTGATGATAAGAAAATCAATAAAATCTATGAGATGATCACAACGGATGAACTTACTAGAGAGTCTTTTGAAAAAGACCTCATAGAGGCTACTGAGAAGTACAAGGACTATATTCCTACAGCTGGAACTCTCAAAGACGACAAGGCAAAGCGGGCTGAATTTAACAAGTTAATTGAGTCTAAAAATCGTATCCGTATTGACACTAAAAACTTACTATCAGAGACAGCTAACACATGGGATAGTTATGCTAAGTCAATTATTGACCCATTTGCAACCGTAGTTAGTGAATTTGACAAAGGTATCAAGGAAATCGAAGAACATCAAAGACAACTAAAAATAGATACGGTTAAGAGTTACCTAGCCAACAAATCGGCTGAGTACATGCTGGATCCTCGTCTCTTTGATGAAAAGGCCCTTGAGTATGTCAAAGCTAGTGATTTTATGGCAGATGGCGTGACGCTTAAAAAAGCCACTATGAAGTCACTTGATGACATGGTCACATTTGAGTTTCAGAAACAGCAAGAATTTGAAAAGGCTAAGTCAGCTATTTCAGGGTTATGTGCTGAGTATGGCATGACTGACTCACCTTACATTAGACAGCTGAAAGACTTGACTCTTGCTGAAGTCTTTGATCAAATCAAAGCTGATTATGAGTTTGAAAAGCAAAAGGAAGAACTCAGACAGGCTCTAGAACGAGCAGAGCGATCTAATCAGGAGCTTTTAGCAGCCCAACAAACCAAACAGCAAGAACAGGCTCCAAAATCAACGGAAACCCCAAATTTTGACCCAGAAACGGGCAAAATCTTGGACGGTGGACAAATCCTCCAAAATGAGCCTAACGCTCTTAGAGGGGCTGAAAATGACCTAAAACGATATGCCCAAAAAATGACTTTAGAGGTGTATTTTGTAGACACAGCCGAAAAAGACCGTTTCAAGGCTGGTCTAAGTCAACTCGGATTTGATTTTAAAAAGAACTATCAATTCAGGGGTTATCAACGTATCGAGCCATTAACTCAGGCTGAGCTAAATGAACAATGTGGGTGGTAAGTATGACAGAAATTGAAAAAATTTCAGAAGAATTGGCTGAATATGGGGTGCCTGTTAAAGAAGTTGGAATGGCTATTCTGTGGTTATTTCTCGGCTATTTAGTCGGGGAACGTGCAGCAAGAAAGGAAAAGAAAGATGATCAATAACGTCACACTGGTTGGGAGGCTTGTAGCGCCTCCTGATCTACGAAAAACGCCTAACAATGTATCTAGCTTGCAGGGCACGCTTGCAGTCAATCGCAATTTCAAAAACGAAAATGGAGAGCGTGAGGCTGATTTTATCAATTTTCAAGCTTGGAGAGGTACAGCTGACATCATTGCTCAGTATTGCAGCAAGGGCTCACTTATTGGGATCATTGGGCGCTTACAAGTTAGGTCTTACGAGAAAGACGGTCAGCGTCGATATGTGACTGAAGTAATCGCTGAGAGTGTAGCTCTGCTAGAGAGTCGCAACAGTCAGCACGGACAAGGCAACAGTTTCCAAAATGGGAATAGCTCACCTTTTACCGATCCTAACCCCTTTGACCTCCCAAATGACGGTTTGCCGTTTTAGGAGGTATATATGTCAAAAATTAAAATTCTTGACGCTTGCTGTGGCAGTCGTATGTTTTGGTTTGATAAAAACGAAAGTCACACAATTTTTATGGACATTAGGCAAGAAACATTTGAGATACATGACAAAAAGGTCAATGTAGACCCTGATATTATCGGTGATTTTCGTGACATGCCTTTTGAAGACAACACATTTAATCTAGTTGTGTTTGATCCACCACATCTAAAATGGGCTGGACCTAATTCGATAATGAAAGCTCAGTATGGACAGCTGGACAAAGTTACCTGGTCGGAAGATTTGGCCAAGGGTTTTGAAGAATGTCTGAGAGTTCTAAAAGTTGGCGGCACACTAGTCTTTAAATGGTCTGACCGTCAGATAAATGTAAAGAAATTACTAGAGGTGATACCATTCAAGCCCTTATTTGGTCAGCAAAGAGGCACCACACACTGGCTAACGTTTGTAAAGTTTGAGGAGGACAAGAATGGAGTGGACGGATTGGAAACCTGAAACCAAAACGGACATTAAAACCAAAATTGAAAATGACGGGTACACTTTTCCACACTATGACAAGAAAAACAACGGCGTCAAGTACGTCATCTCTACACTGGACATCAAACGAGACTGTCTAAGACTTGGAGTACCGTTTGAAGATGTGTACCCTTTGCAAACGACACTTTTTTAACAGGAGAAAGAACATGGCAAGTAAAATCAATGTGACAGAATGTATTGCTATCATCATTGAGAAACAAAAAATAGAGGTCGTTACGACTCTAAACTATGATATGAGCATTAGCTTTGATAACAAAGACACGGCTCCTACACTAGATGACAATGGTGACCTTTTTGAACCGGTCTACAAGTGCAAAGTTAAGGCAATTCCCAAAAATGATGTATTTTTCACCTCATTAACACGGGTCAAGAGCAACATCAAGACGCTACAAGAGGTTAAAAAATTCTTTGAGTTCGTAAACGAAAACAGAGAAAATCTCTTTGAGATGGCAGGATTTAAGGGGGCTCTTGAATGAAATTGACCCTGAACATTGAGCCTAAACCTCAATCACGGCCAAGGTTTGCAAGACGTGGGAGTTTTACCACAACTTACGAAGACAAGGATATGAAAACATGGCGCAATCATTGCCAGCTGCTCATTGCTAATCAGTACATGGGTCAGCCTATCCTTGAGGGAGCTTTGAGGACACGGCTTAGATTTTATATCAAACCTCCTCAGTACATTTCTAAAGTCAAGAAGAACCAACAGGCCCTCCTGGATGAAATTATACCAGTAGGTAAAAAGCCTGACATAGATAACTACGAAAAAGCGCTATATGACAGCATGTCAGGGATCGTCTTCCAGGACGACGGTCAGATAGCGCTACATGATGTAGGCAAGTTCTACAGTCTAAATCCACGGATAGAGGTTGAGATTGAGGTCATGAAATCCCTGAGTATTTGAAGAAATGAGGAGCAGATGGCTGACTACGCATTATATCAAGGTGATGTGTTTGTTACGCTTGGAACATTAGCGCAGATCAGTAGCGAGACAGGAATTACTGAAAGGATGTTAAAGTATTACACTTACACATCACACCAAAGACGACACCCAAACGGTAGGGCCGTTATTAAAATTGAGGAGGAAGATAATGAGAATTAAGACGGAAAGCGGAGGAGTTGGAAGATGATGGAAGAGTTAAAGCAAAAAGTTAATGAAGTATACAACTGGACGGTAGAAGACGGGAAGCCGCAACCTCCCAAGCAAGATTTACCACAAGCAGTGAAAGAACGGGTGGACTATTTTTGGGAAATGGCAGAAGATGGTATGACGTTTATGGGAGCGATGGAATGCATCTTCGCTGATGAAAAGCCTACAGACTATGATTTGGGAGCTACTAAGGATTGGTTGCCAAAATCTAAGGAGTTTGATGATTGGATTGGCTATTCGCCAAGCATGGCTCAGGTAGTTATTGCAGTTTATTTGATTTATGGAGGAAACTAAGATGAATAAGCAGGAATTGATTAAAAAATTTGAGGAACGAAGAACAATAATTGGGAATTTTCAAGGTTATGCAGTTTGGTGGAAGGATGTAAAAGAAATCTTTGAACAACTAGACGAATCCGAAATAGGTCACGCAGATGAAGCTCCACGCTACGTAAAGAACATACTAGCACGATTGCGAGAATTGCCATTGCATGATAGAGAGGTTTGGTTAAAGGCTATCATGAGCGAATTTGAACAGGATTTTAGCCGTGCAAAATGGCGAGAGGGCTACGAGCAAGGTAAAATTGAGGGTATGGTTGAACGTGAAAAAGTCAAAGTTCCGCGGTTTGTGGCTGAATGGATTGAGGAAGCTAGAAAAGCTTGTAAAGACGTGGTAGAATTATTCGAATTTGATTTCACGAACGATGAAGTTAGAAAATGGTTTATGCAAGAAAGACCATTTGATTTAGTAGCTAGAGCATGGCTTGATGGCTACGAGGTCGAGGAAGAGAAGCGGTATTTGGTGACTTTAAAAAATAGGCAGCCTTTGGTCAAATCGCAATCAGGGAGTACTCTTTATTTTAGTCAAGATATAACAGCTAGGAATTATAAAGGTACTCAAAAAGAACTAGAAGAAGCTGGCCTCGGCTGGGTGTTTGATTGTGAAGGAATTGAGATTGAGGAGGTGGAGTGATGACACAAACACTTGAAGAAGGAATGAAGAATCAAAGTAAATGCATAAAAGTCCCAAGGGAAATCAGACCGTTTGATATAGGGTATCGAATAGTGAACAAATACGGTCAAGCGCTCGCTTTAAGAAATGGGGCAAGTATATTCGATTTGCCTTTTCTGGCTGAAAAAGCTATAGAAAAAGAGTTTGGGAAGAATGATCCAGAATTTGACATCGGAAAGCATTCTGTTGAAGAGGTCGCTATTGTCAATTTAAGTAAATTTCATAGTTACTTTGAGGGGGTGGAGTGATGTCATGTAGTGAAAATTTAAAAAAAGAAAAAGAATTGACTGCTGCTATTTCAAATTTCAAGATAGAAGTCTTACAAAATGATGATAAATTGAGCAGTCTATCATTAAGCAACATCAAAAGGCAAGCAAGGGATCTATATGAATGCTTAGTATGGTTGCAGTATAATGCGGAGGAATCAGGTAGATGAGTTATGATTTGGAAATATTAGTAAAAATAGAGAGTGGAGATTATATTTGTATCGCTGAACCTAAATATAGTTCTCCGATATACAATCTTGGAAGAATGTTTAGAGTTGCTATGAACTGGGATTTTGATCAAGACACTACGTACAACATCGCTGATGTTTTAGATAACATTCAACGCGGTATCTCTGAACTAGAACGGTACCCTGAAAAGTATGTGCAGTATGAACCTGAAAATAGATGGAGAACAGTTAGCGTTGCATTGGAGGTTTTAAAGTCACTGAAAGAGTGTATTTTAGAACAAGATATTGATACGAAATATTTATATATGAGGTGGTAATATGAGACGATTCATAGCTATCTGGATTCTTGTCTCTGCCGGATTGAACATCTGGCATATGGACAGGATTCGAGATTTGGAAGAGAAAAAGCCGATGGTTGTCTATAAAGCTGATAACGCTGGCGCTGAGATATTCGGGCGTGTCGTTGAAAAAGGACGGCATGGGAAGTTGTATACAGTAACTATCAGAGACTATGGGATTTTCGTAGTTACGAAAGAGCAGTTTGAGAAAATCAGAGTAGGGGATGAGGTGTTACTCTAATGGATGATATTTTACAAGCTTTAGCAAAAATGCTAAATATGACTGTTGATGAAGTAAGTTCTTTGCTTACAACATTTAAAGGGAATGCACCACAGATTTATGAAATGTTCGTTAAAGAAAAGATGTTTTATGATCTCTTCAGTCTTTTTCAAATCATGTCAATTGTAATATTTAGTATTTCTGCAGTAGTTTTAGCAGTTTTAACTCTCATATATTTTACATACGATGGTGGTTTTGTTTATTCCTATGATATACGTACAGGAAAAACCGAGGAAGAAATTAAATTAGAACGCATTGAACGGAAAAGAAAGGACTTAAAAATACCACTAAAAATTAGTTGCATTTCATCAAGCGCAAGTTTGATAACATTAGTTATTGCAATTGTTTTAAAAGCAACTCTTGCACCTAATTATATATTCATCGTGAATGAGATTTTACCAAAATTAACGAAGAGATAGGAGTTATCATGAACACAATAGAGAAAGTCAAACAATGGTTTATTGACCGTGAAATCAAAGACCGAAAAGGTCGCTGGATTGATGGCTCGTTTGTCAAAGAGGAGGATTTGGCATGATACCGAAATTTAGAGTGTGGCATTATGAATTAGGTAGACTGATGTCAGTCAAATGTATGTTTTTTCAGGATAGCGAGATTGAAGAATTTGAGTTAAACGATGCTTTAATGAATGATTACATTACAGCTTATCCTGACGATATCGAACTCATGCAATCAACAGGACTTAAGGACAAGAACGGCAAGGAGGTATTCATCGGTGACATCGTTAAATGTACAAGAGGATGTCTCCATGAAGTATATTTAGAAAAAGAATACGGTGGCACATACATAGGTGGAATGCCTGCTGTATACCTAAAAGGATTTGGAGATGGATATGCGTGGACGGAATATGAGGAAATCATCGGCAACATCTACGAAAATCCAGAGCTTTTGGAGGTAACTCATGAATAAACGTCAACGCAAAAAGAAAATTTTGAACGGTCTGAACAAAGAAGAAAGATACCACAGGACGCATTGTCCTGTCTGCGATAGCGAAGCTGGTTTATTCGACAGATATTTTAATACGTACGGTTTCTGCTCTGAATATTGTGGTTATGAATACTATGGAATTTCAAGATTATAAAATAAAGGATTGAGGTTAAAATGACATTATTTGATGAAATGCAGCAATTAAGCTCAGAAAGCCACGCAAAATGGTTCGAGCGATATTTTGAGAAATATAACCTAGAACAAAAACTAAAAACTTCTGCTCAAAAAGGTTATACAGGTTATTTAATCAATGTTTGGTCAGTTAGAGATGAATACCTCAGGAATCGATTAGGAGATGAAAGAACGTCGGCAACGTCTACGAAAATCCGGAGCTTTTGGAGGTCAACGAGTGAGATATTTTAAAATCCTATGTATTGTTTTATTCGCATCCTTACTCGTAGCATGTCACCAGATTTCGAGTGGGACAGTGGTAGATAAGTACATTGATGAACCTCACACAACGTTCATACCTGTTATAAATGGTAAAAGTTCGGTACTTGTGCCAACCAGAACCAAAAGAAAATACATTCTGGTCGTTTCAGGATTTACAGGTAATAAGCAAGTTGAAGAAAGGTTTGAAGTGACAGCAAATGAATACAAGCACTATGAAATTGGCAATACTTTTATACAGGATGCCGTTTTAGAAAATAAGGAGGAGGATAAGGAATGAAACCAAAAAAATATCCGTATTCAGGAAAAATGCAAAAAATCCCGTCGCCAATATTTTCTGCACGACCAATTTTTAACGAGGTTCCAATTGTAGAAGAAGTTAAGGTTGAGTTCGGAGTTGAAGCTAGTATGGGGCGCATATATCCAGAAACGTTAATACATTTAGATATTTCTGGATACGGAAATAGAGTGCATTCAGTACATCGCTTCCCCGGTATTTTACTGAGTGTTGGTGAGTCAATCCAACTAAAGATGCTTTTCTATAAAAGACTTAGAAATTTTACTACAGATCGTTTCTTGACGTTTAGAGAATCTGATTGGAAGTTCTTTATCCGGGACCTGGTCAACGAATTTGTGCGATAAAAAAGCCAAGACACTCTCTGTCTCGGCTAAATTCCTAATAAGACTATTATATCACAAAGGAGACAGAGAGTGAACAAGGCTAAAGAACTATTGAAAGAGTTGCAGAATCTGGACATGGACATTCAAAGCCGTATAGATGAAATTAACGAGCTTGAGGCAGGTTTGCTCTCAAGCCCCAAGTGGATTGACGTCAAAGTCCAAGGTGGTCAAGCTAGAAAAGTTGATGATGTCTATACTCAGCTTGTCGTGATGAAAGAGGCCATAGAACAGGATACTAAAGAGGTTATCAACAGAAAGCTTGAGCTTGGTAGGTTGATTAACAAGCTGAAAAATCCAAAGAGCAGGTCTATTCTCAGGGTGACTTACATTACTAAGATGTATGTTGATGATATTTGTGACAAAATGGAAATCAGCAGAACAACTTTCTACACTTGGCGGAATATGGCTATCTCTGAACTGAATGAGGTTTTGGAGAGAATGGAACTAAATTGAACTTTACAAAACCGTACGGGAAAAAATGATACTTGTTAGCACAGTTTTGTAATTCTGATAAAATGGTAGTATCAAGAATTGAAAAGAGAGGTCTCAGAATTGGTAGATGGTTACCTGTAATGTCAGGGGGCTGTAATGGCCTTGGAGGTTCAAGTCCTCCCCTCTCCTTTGAGTGTTTGTGTCCCAGAATGAGTTAAATCTTCTGGGTGGGGATTCACATATCACTCATTAACTCCTATCACTCATTAACTTAAAAATGGTTGCGGAAGCGACTGGACCTCGCATGATTGCGTAGCTAATTATATTCCGGATAAGTTATAAGCTAGAGGGTTTGATTCCCTCAGAGGTTTTAAAGACTACAAAAAATAAAAAAGAAGTCAAAATTTAATACGCACGCAAGGTAGTAGTCGCCTTGCAAGAAGGTCGCACATCGTGTGGCTTTTTTGATTGTTTGAAAGGTGGTGATGGAAAATTGAGTGGATTGAGAATAAAACAAAAGAGATTTGCAGATGAGTACATCATCTCAGGTAATGCGACGGAAGCCTATAAGAAAGCAGGTTATCGTGTTTCTAGTGATAGAGTGGCAGGCGTTGAAGGACATAAGTTACTAAAGAATCCTAAGATTAAAAGCTATATAGATGAACGACTGAAACAGCTTGATTCTGAAAAGATTGCGGATCAGCAAGAGGTCTTAGGTTATCTAACTTCAGTCATGCGAGGAGAGACACAAGAACAGACTTTGATAAGCATCGGAGAATTGGGTCAAACGATTACGGATATTAATGTTGGAGCAAAAGACAGAATCAAGGCAGCCGAACTATTAGGAAAACGTCATAGGCTTTGGACAGACAAAGTAGAGGCAGACGTTTCTGGGACGGTGGTGTTTGCAAATGAGTCAGACATACCAGATTAAACAAAGTGATATTGTAATCGACCTACCTAAGACAGTAGGAGCTGGATACGGACAGTTCTGGCGCTCAAGAAATCTTTATCGTGTTGTAAAAGGTTCCCGTGGTTCGAAGAAGTCCAAGACAACCGCTTTAAACTATGTTGTCCGTCTTTTGAAATATTCCTGGGCCAACTTGCTTGTTATTCGTAGATACTCGAATACAAATAAGCAATCAACTTATACGGATTTTAAATGGGCGTGTAATGTGTTGGGTGTGACTCATTTGTTTAAATTCAATGAGTCTTTGCCTGAAATAACCATAAAAGCGACTGGTCAAAAAATCCTATTCCGTGGTTTGGATGATGAACTCAAAATCACATCTATCACGGTCGATGTCGGCAGTCTTTGTTGGGCATGGTTCGAGGAAGCATATCAAATTGAGACTGAAGACAAGTTCAGCACGGTTGTTGAGTCTATCCGTGGTAGCTTAGATGTACCTGATTTCTTTAAACAAATCACAGTCACATTTAACCCGTGGAATGAGAGGCATTGGCTCAAGCGTGTATTCTTCGATGAAGAGACGAGACGGGCTGACACATTCGCTACTACAACCACTTACAAATGCAATGAGTGGCTTGATGAAGTCGATATCAAACGCTATGAGGATTTGTATCATACGAACCCCAGACGTGCTAGAATCGTTTGTGATGGTGAATGGGGAGTTGCTGAAGGTTTAATCTATGAGAACGTGACCGTCAAGGATTTCGATAAGGATGAATTGCTACGAGATTCAGCTAATAAGTTATGTATCGGTCTTGACTTTGGTTTTACTCACGATCCAACCGCTTTGTGTTGTTCGTTGATAAATGACACGACGAAAGAGATTTATGTCTTTGATGAGGCGTATAAAGTCGGATTGATAACCAAAGAAGTTGCGAAGATGATAAAAGACAAAGGTTATCATCGCTCACAAATCATTGCTGATAGCGCAGAGTCACGGCTGATTGAAGAGCTCAGGTCAGAACATGGCATATCTAGAATAAAAGAGAGTCGGAAAGGTAAGGATAGTATTATGGCAGGCGTATCCAAATTGCAAGGATACGCTATTTATGTGCATCCAGATTGTAAAAACATCATGGATGAATTTTATAGTTACTGCTACCAGCGAGATAAAGAAGGCAACTGGTTGAATAAACCAGAGGATAAAAACAACCACTTGATGGACGCTTTGCGTTACAGCCTTCAATGTATCGAAGGTGGAAAAGCAACCGTCCGCAGACGTTCTGATTATGGTCTATAGAGAGGAAAGACATGTACCAATATTTAACCTATCCACGGGATGGATATGATGAGGGTTCTTTGAAGAAAGACCTGATTTACAAATTGATAACGATGCATAACACTGAAAGCTCACATTTGAAGAAGCTTAAAAGCTACTATTTGGGTGAGCATGCTATCTTAGAACACACGAGACGCAACGTGAACGCACCTAATTACAAGACGGTAGCCAATCATGCCAAGGATATCGCAGACACGGCTACGGGCTATTTTATGGGCAATCCTATCAAGTATAACAATACTGCTGACGGTGATATTGATGAACTACTTACAGCCTTTGATGGTGCTGAGATTGACCAAGTGGATGCGCAGAACGCACTAAATATGGCTATCTACGGCCGTGCTTACGAGTACATCTATGCTAAAGAGGGTATGACTGAGTTGGATTCAACTAGTATTGATCCGGAGAATACTTTCATGGTCTACGATGATAGTATTGAGCGGAAGCCTTTGTTTGCGGTCTATTACTATGAAGTAAAAGACGATACGAAAGACACTACCAAGCACCAGGCTGAGGTCTTTACCGAAAATCTGCACTATCACATGGTGCTGAGAAGTACAGATTCAGGAACAACTCAGAGCGAGGAGGCAACACCTCACAACCTTGGTCAAATCCCAATTATCGAATATCGCAACAATCACTTTGCAATTGGTGACTATGAGCAACAAATTAGCTTGATAGACGCTTATAATTCCTTGATGGGGAATCGTGTCAATGATAAGGAACAGGCTGTAGAGTCTATCCTTGTCTTGTATGGCACGCAGTTAGCAGACACTCCAGAAGACGCTAAGGTAGCAATGAAGATTCTTTCTGAAGAAGGTCTTTTGGAATTGCCGGGCGATAGTGCAAGGGCTGAGTTCTTGAAGAATACGCTGGACGAAAGTGCTACTGAAATCTTGCGTACAGCTCTTAAAGAGGACATCTACACATTTAGCCATGTGCCTAATTTGACTGATGAGAATTTCGCAGGGAATACATCAGGCGTAGCCATGGAATTTAAGCTGATGGGCCTTGAGATGATTACTAAGACCAAGGAAGCGAACTATAAGCGAGGATTGCGTCAGCGTATTGCGATTTTTGCTCATTACTTAGGCATGAAGCAGATTGCTTTAGAGTCTCATTCAATCGTTCCACAATTCAGTCGTGGTTTGCCTAAGAACTTATTAGAAATCTCTCAGATTGTGAACAATTTGGAAGGCAAAGTGACCAATAGACAGCTTATTTCTCTCTTGCCGTTTGTGGAAGACCCTGACGCTGAGCTGGAAGCCTTGGAAGAAGAGAAAAAGAAGAACATGGAAGACATGCCGATGTTCAACAAAGACAACACGAAACCCGAAGACGAGGTAGAGGATGAAGAATCAGGAGTATTGGGCGAAGAGGAAAGCCAATCTGATTTACCAGCAGATGGACAAGGCCGAAAAGCAGGCAGACCAGTTCGATAAGGTCTATCAGGAAGCTAAGACTTACTTGGATAAGGAAATCAATAAGATTTTCGATAAATTCCAACGTGATTATGGTCTAAGTCAGGTAGAAGCTAGACAAGTATTGAAGAACATGAAAGACAAGAAAAATCTGAATGAACTTCGTAAAGTACTTGAAGCGAGACCGAATGACCCGAACATCCAAAGATTACTAGCTGACTTAGACAGCCCAGCTTATTCTTTCCGTATGAAGCGCCTAGAACGTTTGAGTGATGATTTAGACCGTATGCGTGAATCTATCTATCATTCAGAAAAGACAGGCTCAGACGCCTTTTATAGCGACCTGATGAAGGATAGTTACTACAAGGCTACCTTTGACCTGCAGCAGCAGACAGGACTAGCATACGGCTTTTCTGGGCTTCCTGAGAGCGAGATTAAACATCTACAGTCTTTCAGTTGGGTAGGAGATGGAAGTACGTACTCAACAAACATCTGGAAGAATACAGGGAAGCTTACATCAAGCATAAAAGATGAATTACTCATAAGCCTTATGACAGGTCGAGATACACGAGAAACTGCACAAGCAATTGCTGAGCGGTTCAATGTGGGGCAGAACGATGCAAGGCGTTTGGTTCGGACAGAATCAGCCTTTTTTCATAACCAAATGGAGCTACTCAACTATGAGGAAGCGGATATAGAGAAGTATATCTTTGTGGCCGTCTTAGACAAGCGTACATCACGCATTTGTCAGGAGCATGACAATCAGGTCTATGATAGGGATAAGGCTGTCCCTGGTGTCAATTGTCCGCCTATGCACCCTTGGTGTAGGTCTACTACTGTCGGATACGATGAGGACGCAGACTACAGCAAGTTGAAGCGCAGAGCAAGGAATCCAGAGACAGGTAAAGTTGAGTACGTGCCTGCCGATATGACTTATAAAGAGTGGTATAGCAAGTATGTTGCGAAAGATGTAAAAAATGAAATACAAGATTATAAGAAAAGTGACAAAACCGTTTCAAGATATAATACCCCAAAATTGTTTTCTGATGTTAGTAACGCATGGGATGAAATTGGGAGGGGTGGATTATCGAAAGAACAACTTGTAGACTTGCTAGAATCTGAATATGAATTAGGTAATTTTTCGAGCGATATAGCAAAATTGATAGGAGTAAGTTCTGCTTATATAGATGTTAGTAGTTTAGCTACTTCATTAGTGAGACATGGACAACAGTATTCCTTAGATGAATTTATGTTAATAAAAGAGGCGGTTCAAAAACCTTATTTGATTCTAGATAATTCAGAGAGGGTTGAAAAATCAATTATTTCATATGTAAAAATACCTAACAAAGATAAGGTCATTATGGAAGCGGTGATGGTGCCACGAGATGAAATGCTAGTCATTCACTTTAACAAGGTGGGGATTCGTCAAGTTAAAAAGAATGAAAAAAATATGTCGACGCTTTACAAAAAGGGAAAATAATGCTATACTCTTGGTAAAGATAGAGGTTGAGAATCTGTCACCAACGCGCCACTTATAGTGGGTCGAGAAATGCAGGAGCCCCGACAGTCCTGCCTATCTGTGCACTAAACAATCGTTTAGTGCTTTTTTTGTACTCAGAAAGGATTGAAAATGGACACAGCAAGAATTGGGATAACTAACGTAGAATTTTCAGGAACAGGCGAAAATGACTCAGCGACAGTGAAATTAGAGTTAAATATTTATGGGGCGGATACGTTCAGCGCGATTGAGTTACTACCTAAAATATTAACCGACATTCATTCATTATCGTATGAAGTTGATTGATTGTGACATTAAAAGGAGTGAAAACATGTTTATATGGGATTGGGTATCAATCGCCTTTGGGTGGTTGGTATTTTTGTTGTTAATATTTATTATTATGGCCGTAATCAGCGGAATAATTAAAGGTGTAAAGAAAGGAACAGAAAAATGGAAGAATGGAAAGAAAGATTTAAAAAAGAATACTACGAATTGAAAGAACGATTCCAGAAGTTAGATATGATGATTGGGAAATACGAAAAAGGGCAACTAGAGTTTGAATCTAAATGTCCGATTGATTTGTTAAAAGGTCAGCGTTCAACCATGTGGAATTATTTAAGAATTCTAGAACAACGTGCAAAAATTGAAGAAATTAAACTATAAAAATTAACCGCATCGAAATCGAGGCGGTTTTCTTATGCTCTAACCGTATGGAATCCCGTACGGTTTTTATATTGTCCAAACTGTGCCGATGACATTAAAAGCTGTACTGTTCCGTCGCCGGACGTAAAGCGAGATTATCGAGTGGCGACGTAATCGCTGGAGGACAATTATGTCAGAAGAAATCAATGCAACTGTATCTACTGAATCAACTGAGACTGTCGACACTCAAGGAAATATTGATTCAGTGCAGGAAGAAAAGCACGAACGAACTTTCACTCGTGCTGAAATCGGTAAGATGCTATCTGCCGAGCGCTCTAAATGGGAAGCTGAGCAAGAAGCCAAGGAAAACGAAGCCAAGAAACTTGCCAAGATGAATGCTGACGAGAAACAGAAATATCAGTTGGATCAGCGTGAGCAAGAACTAGCTGACCGTGAGAAGGCTATTGCTCGCAAGGAATTGACCGCAGAAGCTAAAGCAATGCTAAGTGAACGTGACTTACCTGTTGAGTTAGTAAATGTAGTTGATTTGACAAGCGCAGAGACGGTATCGCAGTCTGTCGCTGTATTGCAGAAATCATGGGAGCAAGCCGTGCAAAAAGGCGTTCAAGAAAAACTAAAAGGCGGAGCTCCAATGAAACAAGCGCCAGTCGATAGTGACGGTATCACAAAAGAAGAATTTGCTCGTATGGGTTATCAGAGTCGAAATGAGCTCTATCAAAAGAACCCAGAGCTTTATAAGAAATTGAAAGGATAATAGAAAATGACAGCAGGACAAACTAAATTAGCCACTATGGTTAATCCAGAAGTAATGGCGGATATGGTAGCCGCTAAATTACCTAAATTGATTAAATTTACACCGCTAGCGTATGTAGAGACAAAGCTTGAAGGTCAACCAGGTAGCACTTTAACAGTGCCAGCATGGGAGTATGCAGGAGACGCTACTGAAATTGAAGAAGGCCAAGCAATTACGCCAGACCAATTGACTACTAAAAAGACTACTATGACCATCAAAAAAGCAGGTAAAGGTTATGAAATTACCGATGAGTCTCTTTTGTCAGGTCTTGGTGACCCACTAGGTCAAGCGACTTACCAGCTTGGTTTAGCTATTGCCAACAAGATCGATAATGATTTGGTAGCGGTAGCTAAAACTGCAACACAACATATTACAGAAACTCCAACAACTCTTGAGGCAATCGATAAAGCTCTAGATATCTTTGAGGACGAAGAAGATGCACAGTATGTTGCTATCATCAACCCTAAAGATGCTACTAAGCTAAAAACTGCAGTAGCAAAAGAATGGATTAAAGGTTCAGAGCTTGGAGCAAATATGGTTGTTTCTGGAACCTTCGGTGAAGTTGATGGTGTGCAAATCGTGCGCTCTAAAAAAGTTGATGAAGGTAAAGGCTTCCTTGTTAAAGTGTCACCAAGTCAAACTCAGACAGACGACGCTAACAAATATGGAGCTTTTGTTATCTTGCTTAAACGTGATGTGGCTATCGAAACAGACCGCGATATCTTGAAGAAGACTACCGTAATCACAGGTGATGAACACTACGGCGTTTACCTTTACGACCCTACACGAGTTGTAAAATTCGGTGGCGCGTAAGAGGTGACGATATGAGTTTATTGCTACGACGTCATTATATTCAAGAAGAGCAGGTTAACCAGTATTCTGATTTAGAGAATAAAACTCTAGAAGAGTTGAAGGATCTAGCGAAAGAAGCAGGTGTAGCAGGCGCTTATAAGTTGACAAAAGCCGAAATTGTAGAAGTTTTGGAGGAACTAAAAAGTGAAATTTAAAATCAAACAAGATTTCTATGATTGGGAATCAAATGTGAAACGACTGGCAGGAGAGGAACTTGAGATTACTGAGGAGCGCTATGCTGAGCTGGCTGACAATATTGCCAGCAACGGTGTCGCTATCTCAGATGTTCTTGAGGAAATCTTTCCTAAACCTGAGTTCTTAGAAGAGGATTGATATGTCTATAGAGTTGCTGAAGAAATTAACAGGCGAAGAAGATACTCAGCTTCTCATGTTGCTCCAAACAAGGGCTACAAATCTTATCTTGTCAGAGACTAATCGCACATCTTTGACACCTGCTTTAAGTCTTTTGATACCTGAGGTTGCTATCGAGCTCCACAACCGCTCAGGAGCGGAAGGAGAGCGTTCTAGAACCGAAGGTGGTATAGAAGTAGTCTACGGAGAAAACGGCCTGTCTACGGGCCTTTTACAGCGTATACGTATGCATAGACTAGCAAGGGTGGCAGGCCATGTTTTTGAAGCAGAGTAGACTGAAACCTTATCCAATGCGACGGTTTGAAAAGACTGTCACTGAGGAAGGTGTCGCAAAAGAAGGATATGTCAAGGAAGCTGAGACAATCCGTCTTGAGTTGTGGCCAGCTAGTAGTAAACTACAGTCTGAATTGTATGGCGAGCGTGTCAATGATATTTTGAACGCAAATGCCAACAAGTCAGCTACAATCAAAGTGAAAGATGGTGTGTGTATCGATAGCCAGACAGAAGTGACTCACAGGGTTATTTCTAAAAAGGTCTACACACATCATCAAGTTTTGGAGTTAGAGCGTGTCAGGGCTACTAGGGGCAGATAGGCTCATAGCTAAATGTAGACGATTGGCTAGTAAAAAAACTGGCGAGGATATCGTCTTACGTGCGGTACACAATGCTACTATAAAGGTTGTCCAAGCAGATGCAAGAAGACTCGCACCAGCGAGAGATGGAGAGCTTATAACTAGTATCAAAACTAGGGCAAAAATGGACGGAGATAAGGCTATAGGCGAGGTTTACACCAACCTAAAATACGCTCCTTACGTTGAGTTTGGAACGGGACCAAAAGGACAAGCTAGCCATTCTGGTATCTCTCCAGAGGTCAGCGTAACTTACAAGTCTAGTCCGTGGTATGTGCATGAAGACCAAATCAATGTAGGACCTTACCACTTTCAAAAGATTGGGGAGTTCTACAAGATGTATGGTCAACCTGCCCAGCCTTATCTTTATCCAGCTTTGAGAGACAATCAAGAGCGTGTGTCTAAGAATATTTCGAATTATGTCCGTAGAAAGATAAGAGAACAAATAAAATGATTAATATCAAGCCTGTTATTTATAAAGAATTGCAAAAGGTCGCAGATAATGTGACTGATACTTATCCTAGCGATTGGGAGACTTTCCCAGTCGTTATTTTTTTAGAAGAACAAAACAAGCCGGGTGATTGGTTTGATGACCAGGAACAAAAATCATCTATCCGCTATAAGGTGGATATCTTTGATGATACCAGCACTAGTGAGTTAGCTGTTAAAATCAATCAGATTTTTGAGTCTTTAGGTTTGCGAAGAACCGACTGCCAAGACGTGCCAGACCCGTCTCATTTGAGACATAAGGTCATGCGCTTTGAAGGTGTCGTTGATTTAGACTCAGAGCTTGTTTTTCAATTTAGAATGGAGAATTAAACATGTTAGCAAATGGAATTACGCTATCTTATGGCGAAGCTAAAGGAACTTATACTAAACTTGTTGGATTGAAAGAAGTGCCAGAGTTTGGTATTGAACTCGAAAAAGTAGAAAATACTACTCTTGAAGATACAGTGAAGAAGTACGAGTTTGGTATTGGGGACATAGGAGAACTTGAGTACAAGTTCTCTTATAATAATTCAAGCGCAACTGCTCCTTATCGTGTATTGCGTAAGGCAGCAGACGACAAGAAGAAACTCTACTTCGAGCAAGCATACCCAGACGGTACTAAGGTCAATTTTGAAGGCCAAGTATCTGTTAAGCTTGGCGGTGGCGGTGTCAATGCCGTTATCGAGTTCACACTTAAGATTGCCTTGCAGTCAGAGTTGGAATTTACAGACGGTGTTGGAGGTTAATTAAATGGCGTTAAAATACACAACTTGGAAAGTTACTGACGAAAAAGAGTTGAAGCTACGTTTGACATCTCATCAAGCTGCAACTGTGGAAGAAAAAATCGGCATGAACTTGCTGAAGATTTTCATGCCTGAAGCTGGCGAAGAGTTCACTTTACCGCCTTTGAAAGTTATGTTGTTGTTAGTTCACGGCGCCTTGCAGCAGTATGAACATGGGTATTCTTTTGAGGATGTCTATGATTTATACGATGAATACGTGGACAATGGTGGAGACCAAACAACATTCATGACAGAGGTTTTAATGCCACTCTTTGAAGTATCGGGTTTTACTCCACGAGGAAGCAAGGACAAGAAAACTTCCAAGAAGAAAATGACAGTAGACAAGTAATCTTAACGGTAACTCAGATTATTGAGAGGCTTTATCCTATGTTTTTGGACATCGGGGGCAAGCCTCTTGATTTTTGGGATTTGACGGTACTTGAAATCAGAGAAATGATTGAAAGCTATAACCGTGTCAAAATCCAAGAGCGTAAAGAAAAGATTATTGACTCATACAGACTTTCGCAGATGATATCCAACCACGTTTCTTTATTGTTATCCAAAGATGCCAAGGCCTTTGAGTTCTGGGAATATGCGCCTGAGTTGTTTGTAGAAGAACAACAAGCAGTAGAACAGGAACGACAGAAACAAGCACTTTTGTTGCATAAGGAACGGATGCGTGAATTTGCAGAGAGACATAATCGAAAAAGGAAGGAGGAAGTAAATGGCAACTCTTGATGAATTGAAAGTCATGATTGACGCTGAGATAGCGCCTTTCAGGAAGAAGATGAAAGAAGTCGAGAATCAGGTCAAAGGAACATCTGACCAAGTGAAAAATGCTACTGCCAAAGTTCGTGAACAGTCGAGCTCAATCGGTAGTGCGTTTGGCAAGCTGGCTAAGTTCGCTGGTTTTGCAATCCTTGGTAAGAAATTACTTGATGTTGGGATGTATTCAACGCAGACGGCTCTTGAAGTATCAGCGTCTATGAACCAAATCAAGCGACAGATGGGCGAGAGTTCGCAATCTTTCTTAAAATGGGTTAACGATAATGCCAACGCTATGAATATGGGTGTGGGTGAGGCTACCAACTACGGTGCAGTCTACTCAAACTTATTTTCTGGATTTATCAAAGATACCAACAAGCTAAGCGCCTATACCGCTAAGATGTTGCAGACATCGGCAGTTGTTGCTGAAGGTTCAGGGCGCACGATTACAGACGTTATGGAGCGGATTCGCTCAGGTCTACTAGGGAACACCGAAGCGATTGAGGACCTAGGAATCAACGTCAACGTGGCTATGATTGAGTCCACTGAAGCCTTTAAGAAGTTCGCAAACGGACAGAGCTGGCAACAGTTGGATTACCAAACCCAGCAACAAATCCGCCTTATGGCTATTCTGGAACAGGCTACAGCCAAGTATGGGGATACCTTGTCTAATTCTGTAAATGGTCGTATCAGCCTATTTAAGTCGCTGATGAAGGACGCAGCATTGAACCTTGGTAACTCTATGTTACCGATTATCAATGCCATTATGCCTGTCTTGAACTCTTTTGCTATGGTTTTGAAGAACGTTACTGCTAAACTCGCTGAGTTTATTGCTTTGATGTTCAACAAGAAAGCAACAGTGAAAGATGGTGTTGGTGGAGCAGTTGGAGACATGGGTAACGCCATGAAGGATGCTGCAGGCGGAGCAGGAGACCTTGCTGACGCAGTAGACGACGCTGGAGATTCAGCAGGAGGACTTGCTGACAATCTTGGAGACTCCGCCAAAAACGCTAAGAAGGCCGCTAAAGAGTTGCTAGGTCTTTTGGGATTTGATGAGATTAACATCTTGCAAAAACCAAAAGATGACGACGCAGGCGGTTCTGGAGGCGGTGGCAAAGGTGGTAAAGGAAAGGGAGGCGGTGGCGGACCTTTCAAAGACATCTTGCCAGAAGTCGAGTTGACCGACATGGACAACAAATTCAAGAGCATTTTTGATGGTCTTGGAGATAAGCTCAAAGGGTTGTTTGACCTCTTCAAGAAAGGTTTTGATGCAGCATTTAGACCAGAAGGTATAAAACGCATTAAGACTGCCTTAGACCAAATAGCTAAGACAATGGGAGAAATCGCCACTGACCCAAGGGTTGTGAATGCCTTTAACCGAATGGCTGAGAAAATTGCTTATGCTTTAGGGCAAGTGACAGGCTCAATAACCACTATCGGGCTAGGTATCGGTGTTTTCCTTGCCGAAAGTATTGCAAATGGCCTTGGAAGGCAAAAAGAACGCATTATCAGGGCGCTAGTCGCTTTGTTTGATAATGTTGGTAACCTTTCCGAGGCAGTAGGAAACATAGCTCAGGACTTTTCTAGTGCTTTCTACGACGTCATTACCTCAACTGGTGCGGTTCGTATCGGTAGCGCTATTGTGTCAACTCTGTTGAGTTTGACATCTACCATTGTTGAAGTTGGTAGTAAATTAGCAGGAAGTTTGTTTAAAGGTTTTGAAAAAGTCGTTGTGACAAGCGCTCCTAAAATTTCATCAGTCTTCCAAAGTTTATTAGATACTGTTGCGCCTGTATTTGAGAGCATTGAAAGGTCTGTTAACAAATTTGGCGATGGCTTAAGTCGTGTTTATGATGAACATGTAGTCCCTGCTATTAACTCTATTGCTAATGCTTTTAATGGGCTAATTGACATTATTCAAATACTTTGGGAAGGAAGTTGGAAGCCTTTTGCAGAGTTCTTGTCTAACACATTCGGCATAAGTATTGAAACCGTCGCTGATTTACTAGGCGGTATCATACTAGAGGCATTGAAGTTACTAGCTGATACAATCAAGCTAGTAACCGATGGTTTTACTGCTTTTTCAGATTGGTGTAAAGAAAATAAAGAGATTATCTCCACAATCGCTAGTGTGATTGGTACGCTTGCAACCGTGTGGCAAGGAATTAAGTTCTTGTCTTGGGCTGAACAAGCTGGAGGACTTGCAGGGGCATTCGAATTATTAAGTAGTAAGGTTTCCTTTATTGTTAGCGGAATTAAAAATCTTGGACTAGCTTTGAAAGCTTTGACATTTGATAAATTGGTCAGCTTCGGAGAAACCATCTATTTGAATGCGTTGTATGCAAAAGATTTTGTTGTCAATTCAGGTAAAACAATTGCACAGCTAGGGAAAACTGCTTTAGAACTTGGTAAATCAGCTCTAGCATGGACTGCTCATACAGCGAAAATGGGATTAGCAACCGCGGCGGAATTTGCACATTCTGTTGCAGCAGGAGTCGCTACAGCTGCAACATGGGCTTTTAATGCAGCGTTAGCAGTTTTGACAAGTCCAATAACCTTAGTTATTGCAGCAATCGCAGCCTTAATTGGTATCGGTGTCTTGCTCTACCAAAATTGGGACACTGTTGTTGAGTTTGCTAAAACTGCATGGCAAGGACTATGTGATTTTATCAGTGGTATTTGTCAAGCGATTGGCGAATTTTTCAGCGGTCTATGGACGAAACTCCAAGAAATCTTTGAGCCAATAGGTCAATGGTTTAGCGAGAAGTTCCAGCAAGCATGGGATGCTATTGGAAATATATTTGGCAACTTAGGCTCTTGGTTTGGTGGCCGTTGGAATGATTCTAAAAACGCACTTGCCGAAGCAAATACTTGGCTTGGTGATAAGTTCAAGTCAGGTCGGGATAAAGTGAACTCAGCTTTTGAAAAAGTTGGCTCTTGGTTCGGTGACCGTTGGAATGATATCAAAGATGGAGTGAAAGAAGCTGATACATGGTTTGGAGAGAAATTTGAGAGTGCAAAAAAGAAAACTCAGAATCCTTTCCAAAAAATCGGTTCTTGGTTTGGCGATAGATGGAAAGATATGCAAGATGCCTTGAAAGAAATCCCCAACTGGTTCAAGAATCTGTTTAATGATGCAATGGATAATGCTAAAAACATCGTTAAAAGTGGTATCGATAAACTAAAAAGCTTCTTTAACTTTGATTGGAGCTTACCAAAAATCAAACTCCCTCACTTTAATATATCTGGTAGCTTCAGCTTGATGCCTCCTAGAATTCCATCATTCTCTGTAGATTGGTATGCACGAGGTGGTGTATTCAACTCTCCTAGCATCATTGGGGTCGGAGAAGCTGGTCAAGAAGCGGTAATGCCTCTTGAACGGAATACAGGATGGATTTCTATCTTGGCTCAAAAACTGGCTGAAAGAATGCCTGCTAATAATGTACCTACAGGTTATTCATTACCGGCTGGCGACATCGTTATCCAAATCGCAGGACATGAGTTCGGTCGGGTAGCAATCCAAGAAATTAACAAGGAACATGAACGAGCAGGTCAAACCTTGCTCAAGATTTAGGAGGTTAAATGGCACAATTGACAATCAATGGGGTGGCTGTGAAGCCTCCCAAATATTTTCAAGTCGGTATTCAAGATATCGATGGAGAGACAGGGCGTAATGCCAATGGCGACATGATGCGTGACCGTATCACGACCAAACGCAAACTAGACTGTGAATGGGGTATGATGACTCAGGGAGAATTAAGTCAGCTTTTACATGCTGTATCATCTGAATTTTTTGAGGTATCTTATCCAGACCCCATGGATGGCCAAGTCACAAAGACTTTCTATGTCGGTGATAGGACAGCTCCTAGCTATACCTTTACTGAGAAGTTTAAACCTTGGTCTGGCGCTAAATTTAATCTGGTAGAGAGGTAAGAAAATGGACGCTTTAACTAGACGACAATTTGACAGAGCCATGTTTGCCAAGGAAAGGACGCTGGCTATTCGTGTTGGTGATTATGCTTCACGGGATATCAAAGAGGCTAGTTTTGAGTATGGCTACATTAAGGGCGATACTTATAAGCCTGGTGGAACCTGCGCTGGTAGCGGTAAAATTACCTTTACCGGTATCATTACCACGTTCAATAAGCTGGATACCCTGCACCCTGAGATTGGTCTACTGGTTGGGGATACCTATCAGTGGGTCAAGATGGGGGAATACTTCATAGACGATATTGAAATTGACCGAAACCGCAACACAACTACGCTTGAGCTTATGGACGGTATGTTTAAACTTAATCGTGAGTACGTGACGGACTTGCATTTCCCAGCTGAAGTACGAGAGGTTATTCAGGAAATCTGCCTGAAAACAGGCATTGAGTTAGCGAATGACTATTTCGGAATCAGCGCGATGCGTTATCATATTGAGCAAGTTCCTGAGGGCAAGAAACTTTCCTTTAGGGATATGCTGAGCGCTATGACTCAGATGATTGGGATGTCTTGTTTCTTCAACAGAGAAGGCAAGATGGAAATCCGTGATTTGACTGAGTCCAATATCACGATCAACGCTGACAGTTACTTCTTGCATGGCTTGACCAAGAGTGAGATTGAGTATCAGATAGCTGGTATCACTTGTAAGACGGACAAGAAGTCTCTGACGGTCGGTATGAAGACAGGCCGGTCTTTGGAACTGGACAATGTCTTCATGACCCAGAGTGCTTTAAATGACCTGTATTACAAACTGAAAAACCTAACTTACTATCCGTATAATCTCAACTACCAAGGGCATTTACTGCTTGAGGTTGGGCAGTGGGTAACCATTCAGACCAATAAGGAAGAGACTTTTAAAGTTCCTGTCTTAAGTCAGAGCTTTACTTTCAAAGGTGGTCTGAGAGGACGTATCAGCGCAGATAGTAAAGCTGGAAATGATACTCAGTATTCTTACGAGGGAACGATTACCAAGCAGATAAAGCAACAAGATGGCGTTGAAGCAAAAATCCAAGCGCAGATTGAAGCAGCAGATAAAGATTTTGACCAAAAGGTCGACAAAATCAAAAAAGACTTTAACGATCAAGTAGAACTTGCCAAAGCCAGAGCTGAAGAAGTCAAGAGAGAACTGTCTGACACTATCAATCAGCGCTTTAATAGCTTTGACAACGGGCCATTGAAAGAAACTAAGCGCAAGGCTGAGGAAGCTTTGCGAAATGCTGGTGCAAGTACCCTGCTTGCACAGGAAGCTAAGCGGATTGGGCTGGATTCTGTTGCTAGACTTGAAGCGTTTAAGTCGCAGACTACGAGCGCACAAACGGCTCTGTCGGGTGACTTGGATGCCCTGAAACGGACTATCGCGAATGATATTCGACAGAAGCAAGCACAGGCTGAAACTGAGATTGCCAAGCAAGTTGAAGCACTTAGCCGGACTAAAAATGAACTGGCTGGCGTGAAGTCAGCGCAAGCGACGTATGAGGAGACGACGACTCGTAGACTGTCAGAACTGACCAACTTGGCCAATGGTAAAGCCAGCAAGTCAGAACTCACGCAAACAGCTGAGGAGCTGGCTAGTAAGATAGCGAGTGTGCAGGCAGGTAGTTCACGGAATTACTTCAGGAATTCACGTTCAAGAACGTTCACAACAGGAGGTCAAGCGGTATATGACTATCGAACATTCATAGTTCCTGATTTCTGGAAGAACAGTGACAGATTCAAGCGTGATTATGTTCGCATATCTTTTGATGTGACTTTCCCTGTCGCCCTAGTAAATGACATGCCTGCTATGGTGCATTTTAGTGCTCATCCATGGTATGCCTACAGAAACTTAATTTTTAAAGGTGGAACTGTCGAACGCCAACATTTTGAGTTTACGATTGACTTGTCTAGTTCTTCTGAGACCTATCAGACTAATAATGTGTTCATTCGTTTTGGTACTAATTATGGATTTCCTGCTGGTCTGCAGGTCGTCATTGAGAACGCTATGTTATCGGTTGGTAATTATTTTCCAGCCTATCAACCAGCGTATGAAGACCAAGAAGACCGTGTCTCAGTAGTCGAATCCAACTTTAAGCAGCGTGCTGATTCACTCGACGCTGGTGTAAGCCGTCTGACTGAAGGGCTTAGAACTAAAGCCGATATCAGCTCACTCAATGTGACTGCTGAAAATATCCGGCAATCTGTGAAGAGTCTTGAGACAGACACGCAGAACAAACTAAATCAGAAGTTGAGTCAGGCTGAATTTGAGGTGCGAGCTGGCTCTATCCGTCAGGAAATCCTGAACGCAACCAAGGATAAAGCCAGCAAGTCAGAACTCACGCAAACAGCTGAGGAGCTGGCTAGTAAGATAGCGAGTGTGCAGGCATCCGGTCGAAATCTATTCTTGAATTCACTATTCAAGCAGGATATTCCAAAAACAGGAATTTGGACAACGAGTACATATACGGCTACTATCGATAGCGAAAGTAAGTATCTTGGACACAAGGCTCTTAAAATTATAGGTCTGAATCCATCTGGCCGTGATGGAGGTAATCCCAAGGTTACTTATCCAGCTCTGGGTCAATTCGGGAAAGTAATTCCCGGAAGTACGACTAATCAAGATGTAACCATTAGTTTTTATGCTAAGGCAAATAAAAATGGAATAATGCTAAGATCTCGATTAGGGAATATCGGATATAAAACTGGAAATGTGACATTGTCGACAGAAATTAAACGATATGTTGTCCATATTCCAAAAGGTTGGACAAACGAATCCAAGCAGACCACAAATGAATGGTTGTTCAATTTCAACCAGGAAGGAACCATTTGGATTTGGATGCCGAAGTTTGAAATAAGCGATGTAGATACTTCTTATTCAGAAGCTCCTGAAGATATAGAAGGTCAGATTTCAACAGTAGAATCGACCTTCAAACAACGAGCCAACTCGCTCGAAGCTGGTGTGAATCGTCTGACTGAAGGCCTTAGAACCAAAGCCGATATCAGCTCACTCAATGTGACTGCTGAAAATATCCGGCAATCTGTGAAGAGCCTTGAGACAGACACGCAGAACAAGCTAAATCAGAAGTTGAGTCAGGCTGAATTTGAGGTGCGAGCTGGCTCTATCCGTCAGGAAATCCTGAACGCAACCAAGGATAAAGCCAGCAAGTCAGAACTCACGCAAACAGCTGAGGAGCTAGCTAGTAAGATAGCGAGTGTGCACTTAGGGCGCAGAAATCTGCTGAAAGGCACAAAAGAGCTTGCGAGATACAAGCCGGTTAGTGAATATAATGGTTTTAAAGTTATCAGAACAGTCGCAGGAGCAACTAGATATCAGGATAGCTATGTGGAAAGAACCGTTATACCAACGGCTGGGACAGAGTATATAGCTATCTTTTATGCACGAGCCAGTGAAAATGACTATCCTGTGCGCTGTCATTTTTACAATCCTAACACGGTTGTATCATCAGAAAACAGCAGCGGATATAAGTCAAGGTCGTCAGATGGCTTGTCTATTATCCGTCTCTCGACAGACTGGCAGTTGTGCTGGGTTAAATGGACCCAAACCGCAACAGATCAAGCCAAGACGGTCATCATTGGCCGCCATGGCCCTCAAGTAGGCGGTAAAGAGGGGGTATGGGTTGAAATCTGCGCCCCTGCCATTTTTGAGGGAAATCTTGCAGGTGACTGGTCACCAGCATACGAAGACCAAGACGAACGTGTCTCAGCGGTCGAATCCAACTTTAAACAGCGTGCTGATTCACTCGCCGCTGGTGTGAATCGTCTGACTGAAGGCCTTAGAACTAAAGCCGATATCAGCGCACTCAACGTGACTGCTGAAAATATTAGGCAGTCGGTGAAGAGTCTTGAGACAGACACGCAGAACAAACTAAATCAGAAGTTGAGTCAGGCTGAATTTGAGGTGCGAGCTGGCTCTATCCGTCAGGAAATCCTGAACGCAACCAAGGATAAAGCAGATAAGACTTTAGTTGTATCTGAAGCTGGGAAATTGCGTGAAGAATTTTCAAAAATGAAGGTGGGAGGACGGAATCTATGGATAAAATCCAAGACGGTTGGAGCTGTAATTGAAAAATTACCTGAAAACCACGTCACAGGTCAAAAAGAATGCTATAGGCTAGAGAACAACTCTACTTTAACGTTCAACCTTGAACCAGATTTCAGCTCAAGGTTGTACCAAAAAGTTACTTTTAGCGCTTGGATCAAGTACGAAAATGTAGTCCAAGGTCGAAATTTTTGGAATGTATTTAATTGCTTCAAACATTATCTTTTTAGAAAAAATAGTGAGACCGGAGTACAGAGTGGTCCAGATTATGCTACGCTTGGTATGTATAAAGGTTCGGCAGATTGGAAATATATTACATTCACTTATGACTACTCTGAAAAAACAAATTTTGATCAATTGAAGACATCATTGCGATTCAATCTTGAAGGTGCTACAAGCGGTACAGCTTGGGTAACAGGAATCAAGGTTGAAATCGGTAGTGTGGCGACGGACTGGAGTCCTGCGCCTGAGGACGCTGATGGTCTCATCACTGAGGCTAAGGCTACCTTTGAGCGGACAGCTCAGGGCTTGCGAACCGACTTATCAGCTATTCAGGAATATGTAAATAAAGACGGTCAGCGACAGGAAGCCCTACAGCGCTATACTCGTGAGGAGAGCGCGAGACAAGCGACAGCAGTCCGTGAGCTGGTCAATCGTGATTTCGTTGGTAAGGCTACTTATCAAGAAGATGTTAAGGGTATCAATCAGAGGATTGAAGCTGTTAAAACTAGTGCGAATAAAGACATCGCTAGTCAAATCGCTAGCTATCGTCAATCTGTAGATGGTAAGTTCACGGATATTTCAAGTCAGATAACTACTTATAAGCAAGATGTGGGCGGTCAAATCAGTGGTCTATCAAATAGACTTACAAGCAGTGAGCAAGGAACCACTACTCAGATTTCAAATCTTTCAAATCGGATAAACAGTAATAAACAAGGCACAGATAATCAGATTTCAAATTTAAAGACTCAGGTCGCTACAAACAAGGATAATGCTGAACGACAAATGGGTAGAATATCTGATCAGGTTTCTGCAAACAAAGCGAATGCTGATAGTCAATTTGCGAATGTGACCAATCAACTAGCGCGAAAAGTAGAGACTACTGACTTCCAGCGTGTTAAGGAAACCAGTAAACTTTACGAGCGGATTTTGGGCAATACTGAAAATGGAATTGCGGATAAGGTTGCTCGCATGGCTCTGACTAATCAACTGTTTCAGGTTGAGGTTGGGAAATATAGTGTAAGCGGCCCTAACCTCATTAAGAATAGTGATTTTAAAAATGCTACGAATGAATGGGGCTCAACTCAAAATTTAGGAAGATTGGTTAAGCATAGCTTTTATCACAACGGGCAGAAAGACCTTATGCGTTTAAGTAATGCAACTAAAAACGAAAACTTTTTGTATAGTCACCGTTTTAATCTTGAACGAAATACTGACTATGTACTGAATTTTAGAGGATTTAACAACAGTGCTCTCGCAAGCTATGATGTTTATATTTTGGGACGAAGAGCAGGCGAGAGCGATGGATTCACAATCGTTAAGAAAGTTGTTAGCAGCAAGAAACTATCTACCTCTAGATGCGAAGATGTCTCAGTAACTTTTAATTCCGGAGAAATGGATAATGCTTACATTCGTTTTGATAACAATGGCTCATCATCAGGAACAGCTGATTTGTATATTACAGAAGTTGACTTGTACAAAGGTTATAAACCTAGAACATGGCAACCACATCCAGAAGATGCAGTCGCAGATGCGAATAAGAAGCTTGAAGCAACGCAAACAAAAATGACTCAACTAGCTGGCTCATGGGTAGTTGAAAACATCAACTCGGCTGGAGATATCATCTCTGGAATCAATCTTGGCGCCAATGGACATAACCGCTTAGTTGGGAAATTGACCCACATCACTGGAGAGACCCTGATTGACAGAGCAGTCATCAAGTCTGCCATGGTTGATAAGCTCAAAACGGCCAATTTTGAAGCTGGTTCGGTCACGACTACGATATTAGAAGCTGAAGCGGTAACTGCTGAGAAGTTGAAAGTTGACAATGCGCTTATTAAAAAATTAACTGCAACTGATGCTTTTATTGACCAACTGATATCTAAACGTATCTTCTCTACTAAGGTTGAGTCCGTCATTTCTAGCTCAACCTTCCTAGAAGCCTATCAAGGCCGAATCGGTGGATTCACACTTGGTCAATTTGACCAGGGTGGCGGTCGCTGGATTTCAGGTGTCAATCAGTTCTCTGTTGGTATGGGGAATGGTGCCGGGTATGGAGTCCGGACAGCCTTCTGGGCGAACTGGGGAAATAATTGGAACTATGCCGGACCTAAAGCATGGAACGTCAATACTGATGGGAAAATGTACTGTAGGAATGAAGTCGGTTTTTATGATCAAGTGGATTTTTCGAATTCATCGAGAGCAAACTTCTATGGGAATACTACTTTTTCTCGTTCTCCTGTGTTTTCAAATGGTATCGAACTTGGAAGTAAAGATGTGCTTGGTGATGGTTGGAATCCCAAAGGCGGAAGGAATGCGGTTGTTTGGTGGAATCAGGTCGGTAGCGGTAGCTTGAAGTATTGGATGGAACAAAAATCAGATAGACGCTTAAAAGAGAACATCACAGATACAGCTGTGAAAGCCTTGGATAAAATCAACAGATTAAGAATGGTTGCATTTGATTTCATCGAAAATAAGAAACATGAGGAGATTGGTCTAATAGCTCAAGAGGCTGAAACCATCGTTCCAAAAATTGTCTCACGAGATCCTGAGAATCCAGATGGCTATCTGCATATAGACTATACCGCTTTAGTTCCTTACTTAATCAAGGCTATTCAAGAATTAAATCAAAAAATAGAAAAAATGGAGAAAACAATAGCATGAATAACAACATGTTGACCAATATCGCACTTTAAAGCAATTTAGGAGCTTGCTCTTGAAAATAGAAAACGAACACACAGATTGGAGAACTTAGAAAATGAACACAGAACAGCTTAACCAAGCCTTACAAATGACAATTAGTGAAATGTCAACAACTTCAACAAATTCGATGATTACAAGTAATATCTTGAGTATTCAGTTGAATGAGCAAAGGGAAGAGAATCAAAGACTTCAAGCACGAGTGGATGAGCTGGAAACTCTGCTTGATGAACAAACTAAACCAGCAGACAAAGGAGAATAGACATGGCAGAAACAATTCAAAACACAGATAACTTACTAGACCTTACAAAAATCACAGAACCATTTGATCTTGCGAGTGCTTTGCGCTACATGAAAGAAAATGGAGAGTTCATTCGTTGCAAGAATGTAAGCGATGACTTCTATATGTATCGTGACGTTCAAAAACGTCCTGTGATCGTAAATGGCCGTCGCCAATTCAAGGATGTTGAAACCGTTTGGGCATTCAACCAGTGGGGTGGTACAATCGCAACAATCAACGTAGCCGTTCTGTTGAATCATGAATTCTATATCATGAAATTTGATGCAGAGGGCAATCCTGACTGGACGGTTCCAACGGTAGAACCTAAAGAATAGGAGGTTGTATGCCAATTGAAGAAGCTGAAAAAATCGCTCAAAGTCAGGTAGCTTGGGCGATTTTGTTTATCTTGCTTTTTTTTATTATCATTCGATATCTTATCAAGACTTCGGACAAGCGAGAGAAGAAGATTATGGATTTGCACGAGCAATCAAAGGCCGACTCTAATAGACGAGAAGAGCGTTTGATGACTCACCTAGAAAAGACCACTACAGAATTAACCACAATCACTCACACGGTCGGAGACATTCAAAAAGAAATGGTTCGCATGAACGACCGCATGGAAGAAATCGAAAAAGGAGAATAACAAATGCAACAAATTACTGAAATCATTACTAATGGAGCAATCAGCATCCTTGTTATTTTGGCTGGTATCGCAGTCAAGGCAGTCAAGGAATACCTCGTCAAAAAAGGTGGAGAAAAGACTATCAAGATTGTTGAAATCTTGGCTAAGAACGCAGTTAATGCCGTGGAGCAGGTAGCTGCTGAAACTGGCTACAAGGGAGCTGAAAAACTGGCACAGGCTCGTGCTAAAGTCCGTGCTGAGCTTACAAAATACAATATCAGTATGACGGACAAGGACTTAGACACCTTTGTGGAGTCAGCCGTGAAGCAGATGAATGACGCTTGGAAAGGACAAGAGTAATGGATATCGATAGAAACAGACTACGAACAGGCTTGCCCCAGGTTGGGGTGCAGCCTTATCGACAAGTACATGCTCACTCAACAGGTAACCGCAACTCAACCGTACAGAATGAAGCGGATTATCACTGGCGGAAAGACCCAGAATTAGGTTTTTTCTCGCACGTTGTTGGGAACGGCCGTGTCATGCAAGTAGGTCCTGTGAACAACGGAAGTTGGGATGTTGGGGGCGGTTGGAATACTGAGAGTTACGCAGCGGTTGAACTGATTGAAAGCCATTCAACTAAAGAAGAGTTCATGACGGACTACCGCCTCTATATCGAATTGCTACGCAATCTAGCGGACGAAGCAGGCTTGCCGAAGACTCTTGATACAGACGACTTGGCAGGTATCAAGACGCATGAATACTGTACCAATAACCAACCAAACAACCACTCAGACCATGTGGATCCATATCCATATCTTGCAAGTTGGGGCATTAGCCGTGAGCAGTTTAAGCAAGACATCGAAAACGGCTTGAGAGCTGCAACAGGCTGGCAGAAAAATGGCACGGGCTACTGGTACGTACACTCAGACGGCTCTTATCCAAAAGATAAGTTTGAGAAAATCAACGGTACCTGGTATTATTTCGATGGCTCAGGCTATATGCTTGCAGACCGCTGGAAGAAGTACACAGACGGTAATTGGTACTACTTTGACCAATCAGGCGAAATGGCCACAGGCTGGAAGAAAATCGCTGACAAGTGGTACTATTTTGATGTAGAAGGTGCCATGAAGACAGGCTGGGTCAAGTACAAGGACACTTGGTACTACTTAGACGCTAAAGAAGGCGCTATGGTATCAAACGCCTTCGTCCAGTCCGCAGACGGAACAGGCTGGTACTACCTCAAACCAGACGGAACACTGGCAGATAAGCCAGACTTCACAGTAGAGCCAGATGGCTTGATTACAGTTAAATAAATAGAAAGGAAACTTTCTAAATTGTTCTTTCACCGCAGGCTCAGGCTTGCGGTTTTTTTGTTTGCTCTGATTCTTCAAAAAAGCGTTTACATGAAGAATAGGGAGGAGGAATGGCAGGGTATTATTGCCAAAAACGCTATTTTGTTAATAATAGCTCCTTTTTATTTTTTGATTATTGTCAAAAACGGTGTTTTGTTAAAAATAAAAAAATAATGATTTTTTCATAACTTTTTATCTTCTTTTACGAATAGATAAGTAGGAGGAATAAAAATGAAGATTTTAAATATTGAACTAGCAAATGTAGAGCAGACAGACTTAGGTTTTGAGCATTGGGTAGATGTGACTTATCAGGTTCCGATTTTGAAGAATGAATACACGGTCAAGCTATTATTACTTATGGAATGCAGGATAGAGGACCAAGAGGTTATTGAGTATCTGGTCAGCACTTGGAAGTATCGTGATCTCGTGTTGCATTCGGTAAGGATGTATGAGATAGAAAAGAGTGAGAATTTTACTATCCTTGATTGAAATGTTAGTGGTCTTGCTGATTATCAGCGTGCTTTTCTTGCTCTTTGTACCTAATCTGACCAAGCAAAAAGAAGCAGTCAATGACAAAGGAAAAGCAGCTGTTGTTAAGGTGGTGGAAAGCCAGGCAGAACTTTATAGCTTGGAAAAGAATGAAGATGCTAGCCTAAGCAAGTTAAAAGAAGATGGACGCATCACGGAAGAACAGGCTAAAGCTTATAAAGAATACAATGATAAAAATGTAGGAGCGAATCGTAAAGTCAATGATTAAGGCCTTTACCATGCTGGAAAGTCTCTTGGTTTTGGGTCTTGTGAGTATCCTTGCCTTGGGCTTGTCCGGCTCTGTTCAGTCCACTTTTGCGGCGGTAGAGGAACAGATTTTCTTTATGGAGTTTGAAGAACTCTATCGGGAAACCCAAAAACGCAGTGTAGCCAGTCAGCAAAAGACTAGTCTGAACTTAGATGGGCAGACGATTAGCAATGGCAGTCAAAAGTTGCCAGTCCCTAAAGGAATTCAGGCCCCATCAGGTCAAAGTATTACATTTGACCGTGCTGGGGGCAATTCGTCCCTGGCTAAGGTTGAATTTCAGACCAGTAAAGGAGCGATTCGCTATCAATTATATCTAGGAAATGGAAAAATTAAACGCATTAAGGAAACAAAAAATTAG